CGAACGCTGTAGAATGTATCAATGACAATTTGATAACGTCTACACCCGACCGTGTAAGAGAATTACACAGGTCGAAGGAGTACACTCAGTTGATGCGCTGGGCTTATAGCACCGGCGTTCATTCAGTGAGTGAACTGGTTCAGGAGTGGAAAAAGTTTTCCACAGTTCTGAAATGGAAGGCCCTCCGTTCAAAAACCGAGGTTCCAGCCATCCCGGGAAACTTTCCCGGTTTCGGCGCTCAGCGAGATAATCTCGCTTCGCTCCCAGAATTTTGGGGTAAATTAACCCCATGGTTGTCAACCATCTGGGAAAGCGGGCTGCAGACGAAATTCGAAGCGACTCGTCTACAACATCTCATCACAAGCAGGGGCTTCCCCGCCGGTGACAGAGTGCGTCGAGAGAAAGCTCTCGAGAAGCACGTGGACACCTTGTCCTCGACGTTTCCGATCTCGGAGGATCGACGCAGACTACTGCGTCGTCTCTCGAGAATGATCGGATTGTCGATTAAACGCAGCCGGCCGGTAGATTACCGGTCAGCTGCACATCTCTCTCTCTCTTCATCAGCGAGTCTAGACTCGTCGGTGAAACAGGGAGGAAGAGCAGCCGAGATCGGAGCAAAGTTCCGAGCTTGGTGCAATGTCGTTGCTAGCGAGACGGTTTCCGAACTAACTTGGTTCGGACGGCCCTATCAGCTGATAGCTGGTAGGCCTCGCTGGCAGACGATGTGTCGCAGTGATCCCACTGCGTACATCGCGTCGCACGAAGAATTCGATGAATTCGCGGCGAGGATGATTCCCGGTGAAAGCACCGAGAACATGGTCCTGGATTTCGAGAACTTTAAGTACTCGGATCCCATTTTGGCCTTGGACGAGTCCACGGGAGAAAGATTACTCCAATGGGCAATCGAAGAGGGGATAGCGCAAGGATGCCTTGCGGGATCTCCTTTCGTGTCTGGGGACCGTCTCCGGAAGGGCGGAACAATTCCGTCCGTCCGTGCCAGTGCCATCGGGGAACCCGGTGACAAGGCCCGCATCGTAACCGTTGCGGAAGACTGGCTGACTGAATTTCTTCAGCCATTCGCCCATGAAATCCTGGGTGAGTTGAGAACTCATCCATCTGTCACCGCGGGATTGTCTCGCGCGTGGCAAGGATTTGAGTGGGTGAAGGGACTCCGTAATGCGGAATCCCCTCCAGATCGACACTTTTTAAGTAGCGACCTGACAACTGCGACAGACTTCTGTACGCATGAATACTCTCAAGCAATGCTTGAGGGTTTTCTCGAAGGCTTAGGAAGACGCTCTTCCTACTTCGATACCGCAACACAGTTGCTATGTAGCTCTCGTGTTT